TGGTAATTGAAAACAAGTTTGGTAGATTTACTCCCACAGTATCTTTTATTGAAGTAGAAGCAAATAAGAGAATTAGAGTATTCTTCAAATCATATTCAAAACTACAGGTAGTTCGTGGACAGCAGATTGGTATAACAGGTGAAGATGGTACAGTTATTTTCACTGGTGTACACAATACAAGTACCCAAAATCTGAGAATAGAAAAGCCCGGCACGAACTGGCAACGTGGGAAAGTTATCACGATCCCGGGTTCTGTAAAGAACACCATTGCCCGTGTAGTTGAGACAGACAGCCAGGGTGGGCTGGTAAGAGTAGAAATTCTGGAATACGGTTTCTCCCACGACGAGAACCTTGCGATTGTTATCTCCCCGTATCCAGTGAAGCCTTCTGATCAGGCAACCTATGATGTAACCACAACCGTAACCGCGGTAAATCCTCTAACGGGTGTGCCAACTGCATACAGCCACCTTGTTACAATGGATGATTACACTCAGGGTGTAACCGAAGGAATCTACGGCGAGAAGAATGCAATTGACTATGCGGCTCTTAGTGATGCAATTCTACAGGCTGCACAGGGCAACGAGCCCGAGAAGACTTTGTTTGATATTGTACAGTCCGGTTGGAAGATTGGTGACATAAATCAACCAGGTACAGTAACCACATCGGACTCTATTCTTGTATCAAAATACGCTGCTAATCCAGATAACGTAACGACACAGCAAAAGACACACATAGAGACAATTCTTCTACCCAAGCTAAAGTCTTTGATAGAAACAATCAATCCCGCAAGCCCGCCGGCATACGCGGGCATATTGTACTCAATCATCAATCCTTTTGCTTCTGTAATCTCTGTCTCTACAACAGAAACAAACAGCGTATCTTATAACTTCTCTGAACTTACGTTCGAGGAGTGGGTTGATTCACGTGCCGTATTGTTCTTTGATCGTGCAGATGTAATCAAGACCAAGGGCTACTATCTAAACGATGACAGTCAGGTGTCAAATAACGAGTCTCGTCTACAGGACAACTACTTCTACCAGCTATTCTCTTATCTCATCGAGACAACAAAGTCAGAGAAAGAAGTTGCACAGATTCTAAACCAGTTCCACCCAGCTGGTATGAAGTATTTCTTCCAGTTGAACAAGCAGAACTTCTACAGCATCAGAGATATTCTCGAGTCATACAGATCTATTTCTACAGACGTGGTGTTCTTGCGTGAGATTTATGCAGGAACCGTTGAGGTTGCAACCAAGGTTGTTACTAGAAACCTTGTTGAAGAAGTTCTTTTCTCCTATGTTGAAGCTGTTTCTAAAGAATTCACCAAGGCTCTTTCGGATGCTATCAACACACCAGTAGAAACGATAGCAAAAGATGCTATCAAGAACATTGTAGGAGATATTTTTGTTCCTTCTGATGCGGATCCTCTAAAGAACTTCACAAAGAATAGAAATGACGATACGCTTCCTACTTCTGATGCGGATCCTACAAAGAATGCAGTAAAAACAGCACCCAATGATTCTGCTGCTCCTATTGATGTTGGCGTAAAAGACTTTGCGAAACAGGCAGTTGGTGACTCAGCATCATCTGAAGATAGTGCGCTAAAAGATTTTGCAAAGAATAGTGTAGATGCAACACCAGCCACTGATGCAGATCCCACAAGAAACTTCACAAAGGCTAGCACCGATACCCAGCTAGCCGAAGATTCTGCACCAACAAAAACATCAGTCAAGCAAGCAACAGATGATTCTGCTACTCCAGCAGATGCAAACGCGCTAAAAGATTCGGTAAAAGCAGCAACCGATACACTTACATCAACAGATGCTGCACTAAAGACATTTGATAAACTTGCAACTCCTGATGCGGTTACCTATTCAGACCAAATTGGAGAGAAAGCAGCAACAAAGAATGCTTCTGATATAGTTCCTCCAGCAGATCAGACTCCTTTGCTTGCTTTTGTAAAAAATAATTCAGATTCTTCTATACCAAATGATGCAACATATGATAAAATTGTTACTAAATATGCAGTAGAGGAAACTGCTACATTGAATGAGGGTTCATTCATATCAGTAGATAAGGAAGGCTTCTCTGACACAAACGACTATGTTGCGTCATCTGAAGACTATAGTCAACTCAACCTAACAACATACATAGGATAAAAACCATGATCTATATCCCATCACAAAATCTTGATAGTCTATTGGCAACAGGTCGTCTAGAAATCATTCTTGCTGACTCAAATGGCAATGTCAAAGAACATCACGACGTAAAGAATACAGTAACCATCTCTGGTAAGCGCTACATTGCAAACCGCATGAAGGAAACTGGTCGTGTTACAGAAATGAGCCATATGGCTGTAGGAACATCAGCCGGTGGTGCAGGTGCAACTGACCACCAACTAGGCGCTGAATCAGCATCAGCAGGACACCGTGTTGCACTAACAACCGCTGGTGGTACTGTTGCAACATTCACTGTTGGTAACGCTTCCGGTGGTAACTCTGTAACCTACTCTGCAACTTTCCCAGCAAACGGCATTGCAGCAGACGTAGCAGTAACAGAAGCAGGTATCTTCAACTACGCCACTCTAACCGCAACCGGCTCACTAACAACATCACAGTTCATGTTGTGCCGTACCTCTTTTGCTGTGGTTAACAAGTTGATCGCCGACTCCTTGACAATCAACTGGACAGTAACTATAAATTAAGGTTTTATGTCTAATTTTAGATCCGATTTTCATGCTGAGCTAGCTCAGCAGTTTTTGGATGACATTCAGTACCAGCGTTCCAAGTATTACTACTTTCTTGGTAAAGTAGATGCATGGGATGCTGGTGATGAAACTCCTCCAGTACCAGATGACGCGCAGAGTGAAAACAGTCTAATTAGATCTAATATGATTTTCGCTAAGCGCATTTCGCCTAGCGATATTTCTCTGTCTTGCAAGAACTACCAGTGGCAACTTGGTAACATCTATGATCAATGGGATCATACGCAAGACATGAGAACAAAGCAGTTTTTTGTCCTTACAGATGATTACAGAGTCTACAAGTGTCTCGACAATGCAAACGGTGGTGAATCTTCCGTAAAGCCAACAGGCACGTCTATTTCTCCTGTTCGTTTGGAAGATGGGTATTTGTGGAAGTACATGTACACAATACCTACATTCAAGAGATCACGCTTCATTACTGTAAACAACATGCCTGTGCAAAGAGCACTCACGGATAACTTCTTCAACAGAGGTGAACTAGAGGCGGCGGTTGTTACAAACAAGGGAAGTGGCTACTCAAACACTGTACAGACAAGCATTGTTATAAACGAAACAGGTAAAACTGTAGGCTCGGGCGCAACAGGAACGATTACTCGAGGTGTTATTGGTAACATCACGGGTGTTACTATCACAAACGGTGGTAGTGGTTACACTAAAGGCGCGGTTATTGACATCACAACATCTACTGGTTCCGGTGCTGTTCTTACTCCTGTTATCACTGGCGGTGTTATAACTGGCGTTACAGTAGTTAGCGGTGGTATTGGTTACGCAGCTGGGAATACGATTACTTTCAGGGTGGGAGGTGCAGTACTAATTCCAAAGATAAACGCCTCGGGTTCACTTGTTGGTGTTGTTATAAAGGACCAAGGCATTGGTTACAATCTGCCACCAACACTCACTCTATCTGGTATTGGTGGTGTGGGAACTGGTCTTTACGGAAATGCAACTGCGCTTATTAGTGCAGTTATTTTCAATGGATCAATAAAAATGGTGTCAATCACTGATCCGGGTACTGGTTATCCTGTTGGTACATCAACAGTCATTACAGTTCAGGGTGACGGTGATGGCGCTGCAATGACTCCTGTTGTTTACAACGGAGAACTTATTGACGTTATTCTTGATAGTCCAGGAAGTGGCTACTCATTTACAATCATTAACGTTGATGATACAGTGGGCACACCCACAATCCCAGCAGTAGTTGATGGCATAATTGACCAATCTGATTACGAAAGTGATCAGTCAATCATCGAACAAACTGCTGTTCCGGGCGCGATTTATTCAATTGGCATAACAGATGGTGGCAACGGCTACTCTGAAGACACGGAGTTGACAATTGAGGGTGATGGTACCGGTGCAACAGCAACCTGTGAAATTCTAAACGGCGAAATTACAAGAACACAGGTAACGAACTTTGGTAGTGGCTACTCATACGCAAACATAGTAATCAACGATCCTGCTACTATACCCGGACAAGGCGCGGAGCTATACGCTATCATGCCGCCGGCTGCCGGGCATGGCACAAATGCTCCTCTAGAGCTCTATGGCGATACTGTCATTCTAAATTCATCTTTGAGAAATGAAGTTGTTGCTACGGCAGTTGATCAAGACTTTAGACAATTTGGAATTCTCAAGAATCCAAGAGACGCAATTTCCTTTGCAAACTTTACCCAGGAAAGTTCGCTGATACTTTTCAAGACAACGTTCACGAGTGTGACGGGGTTGTTGAAAGATGAGATTTTGATTCAGGGTAACAACAGATTTGTGGTTGCCGACATTACTGGAACCACGGTATATTTGATGAAACTAAATGCATCTGGCACATTGCAAACCGGAGAACTAATAGCCGAAGCGGAACCAAGCAGAGACTACAACTGCGCTGCAATCCTAACTACTCCAAGCTTCAATAAATATTCGGGTAGTTTGTTGTACGTCTCAAATGAAGCACCGTTCACGTTTACACCTGAACAAGGCATCATTATCAAAACACTAATTCAATTCTAAGCCATGGCAGTAGACCTAAACATAAATCCGTATTACGACGATTTTGATGAGTTCAAGAACTTTCATCAGTTGCTTTTTAGACCTGGCTACGCTGTTCAAGCCCGTGAACTGACTCAGTTGCAGTCGATCATAAGCGATCAGATCAAGAAGTTTGGTAATCACATTTTCCAGCAAGGCTCTATTGTAGTTCCCGGGAATTCTTTTGCTGATTTGTACACTCCATACATCAAACTACAAACATCATACAATAGCCAACCAGTTGATGTCACTAGGTTTGTTGGTAAGGTTGTTGTTGGTGATACTAGCGATGTTCGCGCTATTGTTAGAGCCTACGAGCCAGCAACTTCTACTGATCCTCTAACACTATATCTGTCTTATTTGTCTGGCGGCGGAACAAACGGCGAGTTTTCGACCTTCCAACCAACGGAAGAACTATTCCTTGAGTCTGATTCAACAACTCGCGCAACTGTTCAGACTACTGCACCCACCGGTTATGGCAGCCTAGCATTCATCAAGACAGGCGTTTTCTTTGTAAACGGAAGATTTGTAACCGTAAAAGATTCACAAGTAGTAATCTCCAAGTATGACTCTGTTCCTTCTTGCAGAGTATTGCTAAAGATTACAGAAGAAATTGTTACTTCCAACGAAGACGACTCTCTACTAGATCCAGCATCGGGTTCTTTCAACTTCGCGGCACCCGGTGCAGATAGACTAAAGGTAAGCCTATCCCTTGCTACTCTACCACTCGCAACAGCTATAAATGATGACTATGTTGAAATTATGCGTTTCAACCAAGGGGTTCTTGAAGAACATGCTCGTTTTCCAAAGTATTCCGAACTAGAAAAGACTCTTGCTCGCAGAACTTATGACGAGTCTGGCGACTACATTGTAAACGGGTTCAAACTATCAGTACTCGAACACCTAAAGACTTCTTTCAACGATGGATTTCTGTTGGAAGAAACAGGTGGTGATAGAGACAAATTTGTATACAGAGTGAATCCAGGTAAAGCATATGTTAGAGGCTTTGAAGTAGAGAAGATTGCTCCATCAAATATAGTCGTTGATAAAGCAAGAACAGAACCCGATCACGTAAAGATAAAAAACCATTCCATTCAACCCTTCTATGGTCAATATATCTTTGTAACTAACCTGGTAAAACTACCAAACTTTAGACAAAGAGAAAAGGTTGATTTGTGGTCCGCATCAACCGGCGGTGCAAAGATTGGTGAGATGTATGTTTATGCAATTGATTTGTTAGAGGGAGACGCAACAGGTCAGAATGCAGTGTACAAGATGTACTACCACGATGTTTCCTTGACTGGTACCAATAAACTAAGAGACGTTGGAAGACTTGTTTACGGTACTGGTGGCTCCGCAAAAGTTCTGACAAAATATAACGTACTGAATCTAGACAAAGATTTCTTTGACGCAGAAGACTCCCCACAAGACACAATTACGAACACGGGCAGCGTTCGCTCTGCAAAGGTACATCGTTTCGTTAGAGCAGATTCAACTCTGTTTGTATTCCGCCATGACTCAACAAAGCAGATTCCAATAGAAGGTGACTACATTACGGGCTCGGGTGTAAACACTCCAACAGCAACAATCAAAGCTCTTACATCAACAATTCAACAGGGTTCATTACCTATGTTTAGAATTGATGTTGATGCTCTAAAGAGCATAAAGAATCTTGCCTCGACTTACGCTAATTTGGAATACTATTCTTGGACTATTGTTTCTGTTACCACAGATGGTTCCGGAGATGGCACTGTTTCTATTTCAAACGCAACATTTGTTACTCCCGACACTGGTATTGTTGTCGCATCTGGAGCAAGTGGAATCGTATCTCCATCAAAGATCAGTTTGTTGTCGCCAACAATTCTAAAAATTACTGCTGGTCCTGCAAGTGAAACTGTAAATGTTCTGGTACAAGTCAAGAAAACCGCAGTATCACCAAAGAGCAAGGTTCTAACAAATCTTACTCTAACCAACGTTGTTCCATCAAGCAGCGTTTCTCTTACTGTGTGTGATGTTTACGAGGTAACAAGCATTGTTGATGCGTCAGGTAACGATGTGTCGGGAGATTTTGCTTTAGATAACGGGCAAAGAGACTTTTACTATGGAATTGGTGCTCTGAAGCTAATCGGTGATCTACCCGCATCAAATCTAACAATTCAATTGAAATATTTTGCCCATACAGGCAGTGGTGATTTCTTTAGTGTTGATTCTTACGCAACTCTTGGCGCTGATTACATAAGCAAAGTTCCAGCATACAAGTCAACAAACAACAACAGAACGTATGATCTAAAGGAACAATTAGACTTTAGACCAAGAGTAGACAACTCAACTGGACTATTCAGTTCGGGTGGAGCATCATTATCAGACTTCCCGGTCGTAGAGAGTCTTCTTTCAACACCAGTTCAGTTCTATGTTCCGCGAATTGATTCGGTTGTTATCTACAAAAATGGTTCTCTAGAAGTAATTTCTGGTGAACCAGCCGAAAGACCAAAGAAGCCGGTTGTACCCGCCGACTCGTTGGAACTGTACAATTGTTTTGTTCCTGCATACACTACTTTTGCAAATAGTGTAACAAGTTTGATTGCCACAACAAAACGATACACAATGAAGGATATTTCGGGTCTTGAGAATAGAATTTCAAGTATTGAACGTCTTTCAATTCTAAACAATGCAGAAAATAGCATTGTAAGAACCGATGTTGTTGATCCCATCACGGGATTGAATAGATTCAA